TGACTGTTGGGGTAACGGTTCTTGTTGGAGTAACCGTTGGAGTTGTGGTTGCACTTGGTGTTGGTGTTAATGATGAGGTAACACTTGGAGTGGGAGTTGCAGTTGGAGATGGAGAAGCGAAAGGAGTGGGTGTAGGAGTTGGTGTTGCACCAAAGAATTGTGTAATGATGTCCAACAATGCTCGTTGTTCACCCAAATAATCTGAGAACTTCTTATTGAAAAAATTTCTTGCCATCTTTTACTGTACTATTATATTATTATGTATTTCGTGTATCTGATTAACTGCATCTAATAGATTGATTTCATCACCAATTTTAATGGGATAATCTCTAACAGATTTTAGATGTTTACTTCTATTATAATAAGAAACTTTAATTGATACCAAATCTGTTTGAAAATTTATTTCCATTGATTCAATTTGGTATCCATCATATTCTATTCCTTCGAGTATTAATTTCTTATTTACATTCAACATTAGGTATATGGTGAATTGATAATTTGTGTTGGGTATATATTAATTGTTCTACCACCACTTGATGTAACAGCAAATGAATAAGTTATTACTACATAATCACCTGATGAAGGTGTTTGTGCTATACCTGGAACAGTATCAGAAAAAACTTGTCTTGTACTATTTGCAGATTGGTCTGTGCTTACTGTAGCAATTGTTGCTTGAGAAACACCAGATGAATTTACTCTACATATATCAATATTACGTAATCTTACAAAACCACTACCATTCATATCTATTCTCCATGTCCATGTTCCAGCATTCCAATTTGTGCCAGGTGGTATTTCTAATTTACATTGATAAAAATATATATTAGTTGCAAAATTACCGAAACTTGAAGTAAATTCAGTACTACCAGCGGTTCCACCAACAGTTGCCGTAGTTCTTAATACAGCGGCACCAGCAGTCCTACTTATACAGTTAGCACTATCTGTTAAAGCTGGCGATGGAACATCGTTGGTTTGTTGAAATGATAAAGGAACCGGTGATGGTGAAGGGGTAATTGTTGGTGTGGGAGTAATACTAATACTTGGTGTAGGGGTTGGTGTTACCGATTGTGTCGGAGTAACTGTTGGAGTTGGTGAAGGACTAACATCAGGAGTGGATGTCTCCTTTTCAACGTTCATAATTTGAGAACCCCAAACATTACCTTTCCAAGTTTTCTCAGATAAAGGTTTTAATAATTCTTCTATAGATTGATTAATCTTTGGCTGTTTTTTTGCCATATCAGCCGGTCTCCATTTTTTTCCTCCCCAATTAAATCCCATAATGTTTTCTTAAAATATAAATAATTTTTATTATAGGATAAATAAAAAGGGGGTTTTTTACGCCCCCTTTTCGGTATCCTAATTAGATATCATATTATTCAGCGTTAACGTTGATACCTGTCATCACAGCTGCCAAGGTTGTTGCTACAACGATTTCAGCAGATGGGTTAGGTTCACCACCGAGGAACGTCATGTTTGCACCGTTCGCGTCGTTGTACGCTAATCCTGATAATAACTGACCTGCACTGATGTACAATCCATTTTCGAATCCAACAGCCCAATAACGGTCGTTGTTATCCAAAACAATCATGTACAACGCATTTTGTTTTACCAATTCAAACCATAGATTTCTCAAGGCTTGGTTTAGTTTTGGTAGGTTTACTACCACAGTCGGTTGGAAAACTATAGATTGGTTAGTACCGTTTACCAATACATCTTCAGTTAAAGAAGATGATTGACGTACTAACTCAAACTTATAGAATGTTCCATCACCACTGATTCCAGTGATGGCATCACTTGCATTGTAAGTGATACCAGTAATGGTTGAACCTGAGTCTCCCAAAATCCACAAAGCTTTGATACCACCTGTAGATTCGTTACGACAATCAAGAGTATAACCATTTTCTATAAAACAACTCATAATTTATTTTTGTTAGTTTAATTTAAAGTTTATGCTTATTTGCAGATACAGAATGAAGCTGGGTCGAACACACCGATACCGTAAGTTACGTTAGCCATAATCTTAACGATGTCCTCGAATGGGTCATATACAGACTTCACTGTCATGATTTCAGAGTTCATACCAACCATGTAGTAAGAAGCAGGACCTGCGTAGTAAATGAACTGTTTCTCATAGAAGCAACCAACGCTCTGTAGTTAGCATAAGAACAGTAAATTACTAAGTCATCTCTGTGCAATACGTTTGCTGGAATGTTTTGGTAGATTGTAGAGAATACATCCAAACCGTTAGATGAAGTTGCACCTGTGTAAGCAATTTGAGTAGCACCGTTACCTGAAGTAATCAATGCACCAACACCATTGAAACAAGCTGAACCATAAGTTCCACCTGTAGCTACTGTGTTGTTCCACAATTGTTTTTCAACTTGGTTAGCGATTCTGTTAGAGATATCTGTCAAGATTACTTCTTCAAATGGAACTGACTCTTGGAAGTTAGCGTTTGAAAGAGACTGTGACAAATATGTGTCATACAAATCGTAAGGACATAGTTGTTGGTTTACTTTTTTATTACAAAGGTCTACGGTTACCAAGTTTTGAGTGGTAGCACCAGTAGGAGAGAATCCACAGTCTAAATCCTGTAGAATCACATCGTTGGTTACGAAACCAACTTTTTCAGTCGTACCTTTTAAGTTAGGACGAATGGTTGCATATTTTGGAAGGGTTAATCCCAAAATTGATTTTATCAACATGTCTGAACCGTAACTGTTATAAGTTGGAAGGTTAGTCAAATCATAGTTGAATTTAAACTTTTTGTTATTTTCCATGTTTTTAATTGTTTGTTTATTTTTATCTTCTCATTGCTTTGATTACATCTAATTTGTAATCGTCCAAAGATTCTTTGAAGGTTTTCTTTTCAACCACAGAGAATTTTTCAGGTGACTTTTTAAATGAGTCAAAGTCGGTTTTTAGGGAGCTCATTTCTTGCTCCATTTTTGTTTTTAGTTTTTTCATTTCTTCAGCTAAAGATTTTACTTCTTCAACAAGAGGAAGTAACGCATCTACAACTTCAGCAATGACCTCATCCTTAACAGCGGTTGGAGTCTCCTCAACAATAGCTTCGGCTTCTTCTGACATGTTTTCTTCTTTGGTTTCATCAGTTGTTTCTTTCTCGGCATCTGCTACAGATGATTCGATTGCAACGATTACAGATGAACTATCTACAGTAATTTTATAACCTTCACGAGTGGTGTGAGTACCTTCAGGTGCTGGCGTTAATGTAGATTCTCCAACTACGTAGAGAACTTGTCCGATTTGAAAATCCGAATCTAAGTTATTGGTGACTTCAGTACCATCTTCTAAAGATGTAGTGGCAAATTTTTCTGTTTTAAAAAATCATTTATGCGATTTAATATATCGATGATTTCATCAAGTAAAACATCATCATCAGTTTTGGTAAAGTAGTCTTTGAAGAATTTAAGATTGAACATACCTTCAACACTAAATCCTTTTACCTTACCGGTTTTAATTAATTCTTCCCAAATCATATCACCTTCTTTGGTTGGTAATACATAATAACCTCCGACCCAAGAACCCAATGGAACTTGTTCTTTGGTAAATCCGAGAGAATAGATTTTATCTTGTTCGCTTGAAACAATCCAATTCTCAACCAATACAACATCTTTAAATGTTTTGTTGGTATGCTCAAGATTTGTGGCTCTTTGATATCCATCAATCATGAACTTTCTTTGAATCTTTTCAATTGTTTGTGGTTTGAATTTCACATAATATTTTTCACCTGTGGTTTCATCCAATCTTGGAATCAAAATATTTGGTAACATTAATGGTCCATAAATCATTCGTTTGTCATCATCACTGCTGAAATTAACTCGATTGAAATCTTCTTTCTTTGATGAATTATAAGAACATGATTGATACATTCTTTTACCCATGTATTCAACAGGTTCAACAATACCACCACAACCATTTGCATAAGAGTAATCAGATGCCATAACCTTATCTTCGAATACAGGTAATCCTTGGATAAATCCTGTTGGAATCATTTTGGTCAATGAATCAGGATTGGTTATTTTCATGATACCCAAACTACGATAATCTTGACCTGTCATTGGATTGTTTTCAATAGCTTCAACTATTCTTAATCCATCTTGCATCAATTCCTTGGCTTTCTTTTGTTTGTTATATGGAGATTCAACCAAGAACAAATCATCATATCTTACACCAGCACGTGATAGTTGAGAAATGGTTTCAATTTTTCTTGCTTGGTTTCTTGCTGTTATAATAACAATTCTATTATTACCCCATTTGGAATTTACATAATCCACAACACTTTGATTTGGTGATAATCCATCAAACAATGTGTCATCAATATCAACTATTATTGTATTATTAAACGCTTTGGAGAATCCATCTCTACTACCTTTTTGTGGATTGGCTTTTGGATTAACTATTCCCGCTTGACCTGTTGCAGGATTTGTTAATTCCGCTTTTCTAATTTCATCATATTTTCTGTTAGTAATAGTTTCTTCATAACCCACATTTGGATTGGGATTTCCAAAGATTAATTGTAACCAATAATGTCTACAATTTGCACCACCTTTATACAACATAATATCAGGTGCAGTACCAACAGGTCTTGGTATGATTGTTCTTTCAGAATCTTCTGCGGTTATTTCCGCATTCAATCTCATAATATCTTCGTAACGGAATACATACTGTTTTCCACCCATCATTCTTCTACAGAATTCTCTTGTGGTTGCAATAATATCTGAACCCATTCCTGATACATAAACATATCTAATTTTTGCACCAGCAAAATCTTGTATTGAATTTTCATTTGGGTCCGATACAATTCTGTAAAATTCTTGCTCAGTAATTTGAGAGTATTTTTGTTTAACAGATTTTAATAATTCTTCAGGGTTAATTTCTTTTACATCTTCAATTACCCATCCTTGTTCCAATAGTGATTCAAGTTCGATACCACCATCAGGAATATCACCATGAGTCTCACATGACATATAGACATCATTTCCATCTTCATCTTGATGTACATG